TCTAATTCTTCTTGTTCATGTAAAGCTAATCTTGTTTTCCAATGGGTTGATGTTGGACTGGTCAAAGTAGAATCTCTTAATTCTGCTACTGACTTATATCCTGAATTTTCTATTTTAGCATCACTATTTGAGTCTGCTACATTTATGATACTATGTAATAATTGTCTATGGATCGCTACAGGATTATCAAGATCAGTTAAAGTTGCAACAGAAGAGTATGCAGTAAACCCTTCAGTTAGTACATCTCTACCTAAATATACTTTTTCTATACCTGCATTAAATTCTTGTGATGCAATCGGCTCATTTGCTAAGTCATTTGTTGCAGTTATTGTTACAAAGATATTACTTAGAATAACATTAAAATCACTATAACTAATATCATCGCCTTCTGCATTAAATCTAAAACTTAAATATAGTTCATCAGGCAAAGCATTGTTGGTTAAGATACTTGCAATATTAGTAGAAGTTGGTAAAGCAACATTTGTTCTATCAACTTTATCTCCACTTGATGAAGTTCCAACTAATTCTATATCTCCACTTGACGATCCGAAACTACTACTTAAAGATGTTGCTAAATTAAAAAATGCCCCATCAGTACCACTTGGACTTCCAGTAATTGTTTGACTATATGTCCCTGATAATCCTAATGTAATCGCAGTAATTTTACCAGTTACTTGTGGCATTTGTAATTTAAATACTACACCTTTTGATTCACTACTAAACCCTGCTGTGTTTGCATAAGTTGCACTATTATCAGTATCTCCATCATAGACATCATCTAAGCTACCTGAAGTTAAACTTACACCACTTCCAACTATGGTTGCAGTTACATCGTCAGGCAACATCTTAAATTGTCTTGTCATCAATGTTGGTACTTTTAATACTTTTACACTATCTACTGTTGCAATGGTTGTATCTGTGTTTACAAGTTCTACAAATCGTTTCATACCTTTATCATAAAACTCTAATTTATCAGAACCACTTGTTCCTTCAGGGATAATGTACATAAAGTTTGCACCATCGTTTTTTAAAAAAGGACAAGCATAGACATCTGTTCCAGAAGTAAAACTGTCATTAGCATTATAACTTCCATAGATAAGTGGTTGTATTTTATTATTGTATTGAGGTATTGTTGATACACTTCTGCCTTGTGGTATAGATACATTCTGAAATGGTCTATTAGATACAAGACTTAATACTATGGTGTTGTTTCTGTAAGCAAAGCTACTAACTCTACCACTAAATATTTGTAAAGCATTAGCAGCAGTATTATCATTATCAATTTGAGATATAATATTAACTTGCCCATTGATTGTATCGTTTCCTAATAGTTCTAATAAAGTTGTTCCATCTAAATTTATATTAGCAAGATTCAAAGTTACTGATCCAGTTTTTGTTGTAAATCCCTTAAGATCAAGTGAATAAGATATACTTGGTTTATTAAGGATTGCAGGATAATAGTTTTGACTATTATATGTAGTTTCCGAAAAACTAAACCTAAAATCAGGAGTATCAGTTGTAGATACACTTGAAGTTGTATTTTTAAATATTTGTACCAACCAGTTTTCGGTCATGGTTGGTGATAGCTTAGACTGATAGTTTGTATTTGTAAAACTCATCTTCTTCTTCTTTTCCCTCTTATTAAGTCGGCATCAGCTTTTCTTGCACCACCTCTACCTGTTACAAAACTTCTTACTCTCCCTGCTGCCCATTGATGGGCAGATACTCCTGCTCTACTTCCACTTGAATAATAAGCACCTAAACCTCTTTTATAAACCTTTCTTAAAGTAGTAGCAGAAAAACCTCTATTTGCATACTTCTTAATAACAGATGACATTCCACCGACTCTACCTTTTTTTCTTTTTCTTGCCACTTGCTGCTCTCCTCTTACTTATTGCATCAAACATAGCAGGTGTTAATTTACCTGCCTTATATAGTTTAGCAGTTCTCTTTATTTCTTTTTCTGATTTCTTTCTGTTTTTAGAACCTGAAAGATATTTTAAAGGTACTCCTGCCTTGTTTTTCTTTACTTTTCTAAAACTTCTTTTTTTCTTAGGCATTATTGACCAATCTCCCTTCTTATGTTATTCAGGATTTCATCTTCTCTAAATTTCATAGAAAGATCTGCTTCAAATCGTTTTACCTCTACACCATATTCAAATATGATAATTGTAGGTACTACTTTGATGTCCCATTCTTTTTGAATGACTGCACCGATTTGCTTATTAGATAAATCAACATATCCAGTATAACATTTATCTATTCTTTCTAATGGTATCCTATTTGCCCAATTCCAAGAAGCATTTATTTCAATTACAGCACAAAATTCATTTTTCATTAACTGAATATCTTGGAAGTTATCCAAATTGACTGATTGCGAGTACAGCCAAGATGTAGATAGTCCAAGCCATATACACAATGATAGTATCCATTTTTTCATAATCTATCCTCATTAGTTATTATTCATTTTCAGTAAAGTATCATTAATACTTCTTGTATCGTCTTTAATGTCATCTACTTTTTCTTCTAATTTTTCTACTTTTTCTTCAGTATTTAAAATAGAATTACGAATCATCTGATCTTTCAAATCGTATTCTGTTCTGCTAATTGGTGGTTCAGGTAATTTCTTAGCTTCCTCAATATCTGCTTGTAGATTAAACCATAAACCGACTATCATAAATATTGTTACACCAATACTGACAAGTGTTTCAATATTTAATGTGAATTTAGTTCCTTTTCCAAGTTCCACTTTAGTATCTCCTTAATTTAAGTTTAGGTATTCGTTTTAGTTTTTGTTTTATGCTTTTCTTTTTCATTCCAAATAGTTTCTTTGGTATGTATGCAAAAGCTGTTGATTTTGTTACATTACTCATAAGTTTAATTTTTCTGCTCTCCTTATAGCTGGTATAATATGATCTACTACTGTTTCATCTACCAATGGGGCAGATATGTTTATTGTGATGTTATTTCCACTACTTGTAGGACTTGGTAATGGAGTAATATCTACTCGTTCCATACCACTTGCATTATCACCAACTACAATACCATTTCCAATAGGTAGGGTTGTTTTTTTGTTTGTTATAAACGATCCACCAGTTGCAAAAGAGGAAAATAGTTGGTCAGTTACTTTACCAATCATTCCACCTGCTCCTGCTGCGACTGCAAGATTGATAGGGAATGGTAATGACTTCATAATACTCGAAATTAATCCTGCTTGTGCTTCAGCTACTTCTGCTTTGATTACAGAAAGTGCAGCATCTTTTGCAGATTGACCTTGTAATATAGCTGCTTGTAAGTTGTTTTGTATTTTTTCTTTATACAATTGGTCATCTATTATTTTTCTTGTTTTTGCTTGTTCTTTTTGAAATTCGGTAAAACTTTCTTCTTCATCTTTCATGTGTTGATAAAAATCGTCTACGACTTCCAAATCTTCAGCCATATCATCTTCATCAGGAAGTAAAGAAAAAGTAGGTCTTTCCCCTACAATAGTATCTTGTAGTTGATTAAACTCTTTTTGTAATCCAATTTGTTCAGAAAGTTTTTCTATTTGTGTATCACTCACATCAATTTGACTTTCTAAATCGCTAATTACATTAGTTCTCAATTCAGTCAATCTTTTTTGTTCATCTCTTGTTCTTCTAAATCCTTTTGCTGCTAATTCTTCCTTTTCTTTTTCAGCTTCTCCTAATTTTATTTGGAGTTTAGATTGATTGTTTAGTTCTTCAGAAATCATGCTTGACATTTCTGTTACACTTCCAAGACCTTCAAGTTGTTCTCCTATGGATTTTTGTCTTTGTAAAGCGACATCTCTTTCTAAGTCGGCAATAGTTCTTAAAACATTCTCATCTTCAGAACCAAGTTCTTTTAATTTTCTTAATGTAGTTTCTATTGCTGTTTCATTTAATTGTTTAAAAGAATCTGTTAAATCGTCAATGCCTTCTTTTAAGAATTTTACAACATCTTTTATGGCTGGTGCTAATAAATCACCAATACTATCTTGTAATTGTGATACACTATCTTGGAAGTTTGATACTAATCCAGTAAATGTTTGTGATAACAAATCAGTAGCACCTGCAATATTTCCTTCAGGGTCTGTCAATGTATCGGTTAATGCTTTCCTAAATTGTGGTAAAGTGAGTTTTGATAAATCGTCAAAACCAGTTTTAAGTTTTACTTGTGTTAATACACCTCGTTCTCTAAGTACATCTGCTGCACCTGCACCACCTGCAAAAGCACGACCAAAGGCATTAGCTGCATCTACAATATCTGTACCCATAAATGCTGCTAAATCAGATACTGCTTTTAGTGTTTCTGTACTATCTGCACCAAATGCTTCTAACTGTGCACCTGCTTCTACAACATTAGCAAGTTGGAATGGTGTAGTTGCTGCTACTCTATTAAAGAAATCAAACGATTTTCTACCTTCATCTACACTTCCTTTTAAAGCTACAAGCCTTGTTTCTAATGCTTCAAATTGTGCAGAAGTCTGTACTGAAGACTTTACAACTGCTCCCAAAGCTGCAAGACTTGCTAATCCTGCAAATGCTTTTGCTGCTTGTCTTGCTGCTAAAGCTAATTTATTAGTGCTTTTTTCAGTTTTATTTAAATCTTTAATTGCCTTATTAACTTCGGCTTTTACTAATAATCTTATTTTTTTATCTGCCATTTTGCTCACTCATATAAAGTTTTATACTATTAATCTCGTTTTTTATAATATCAAATATTTCAATCTTGTTTGCATCAGCACTATCTAAATCTTTTGCTAATGGAATATTAAATTCTTTTACCCAATTATATTCTTTTAACAAGATATTATCTTCATCATTTATAATCCATTGTGGATTCATAAATAAAGGCAAATGAAAGTAGAGATTTCTTCCAATTGAAAACTTACTATCTTTCCATTGATCTACTAACATTTCTATTTCTTCCCATACCTGTTCTATATTTTTGTAGGTCTTTACTCTTTTTGTAAGAGGACTTTGTCTTTTGTATGGAAACTCTAAAGCTATGTGTGGAAATCCTAATTGGGAAAACCACACATAACTACAAAGCCCTATGAGTCTTTTTTTTCCAAACCCATATAGTCAGTAAAGATTTGTTGTAGCAATAAATCTACTTGTGCCATTGATAGAGAACTGACTTCTTTTTCAGTTATTCCTGAAAGTTCCTCAACACGATTTATTAATTTAAAATAATCATCTTGATTTTCTTTGTCATCTCTAAAAGCATTTAGACTTAATTGCCACAACTCTCTCTTTTGTTTATAAGTAATGGAATTTATATCCCATTCTTTATCGAACATTTTAACCTTCATTTGTTACTCCTTACCAACCACTTGCTTGGGTTGAATCTGCATACTCAAACTTAAATGCTGTACCTGATGCTGCACCACTTGAAGTAGGTTGTACTACTTTAAATGGAATTGTAATTACTGCACCTGTGTCTGCATTAGGATCAAGATTTACTGCTGTTGAATATATCTCACATTCTATGTTCATTTCACCTGCTGTTGAAACTGTACCATCACCTTGCTGAAGTTTTAGTGTTGCAGTATTACCACTTAAAAAGTCTTGTAATACATTACCACCACTTGC